ACGGTGATTTAAGAGGTGTACGAATAACTCCATCTTGATATTCGTCTCTGCGTCTACGACCTTGTTGTTCAATCGCGTACGTTTGTAAAGCTTCTTTATAAGCGCCTTGATAGTATTGTAACATATCCACCGGACCTTTCAAGTACCCATATGCATTTATCAAAGACGCATATAAAAGTAGGTCTTGATATTTGTTAGACAAATAGGTGCCTGTCGTGCTTACACTAGAATCAGTAAGACTAGTTGGCTGTTTAATATAAGCCATTGTAATTTCATATTGTGCATTTGGAGTGGGTGCTACTACCCAAAAATTAGCATCCCAATTAGCATAATATTTAGGTATACCCTCTGCTGTGCTAGGGGTATCATAATAGGTTGCCATATAGGATGGGTCTTTTTTCTCTAAAAATGTTTGAGTGTTCGGATTTACATTCGTATTTTTTAATTGAATATACCTAATGACTCTTAAGTCTGAAGGTATAGTTACATACCTATTACCTGTAATTAAAGTTGATGTGGCATAAAATCGATTATCATCACTATCAGCTTCTCTATAAATTTTGTTTTCAGCATTTACGATAAACGTATTTACGATCGCATCAGTTAATATTGTATCACTAACTTCTGTATAGTTTCTAATATCGGTTTGTAAATTCGAAAGCGTGTATGCCATAATTAAGGTCTCTCGTTAAGTGGTCCTACAAAACAATTAAACCCTCCTCCTGTTTCAGTTCCTGACGCTGCATTAGCGAGCGTGACTGTAAAACTATTATATTCATAAACTGTTGTGTTAGCATCATTTACATACGATGTTTGAATCAAAGATGCAACTTTATAAGAACCAAAAACTTTAGAAGCTGTTGGATGAGCGTAAGCTGTGGTTTTAGTTAATGTCTTACCACGATAAGGAACTGAAGTTGCTCTTGTGCATCCTGTTAAATCACTTCCAGAAATTCCTGTGTATTGAATAACTTCGTTTTGAAATGATCCATAACTTGCAGATGTGGAATCTGTATTAACGGATTCAACCATAATAAAGCCTGCTGTTGGAAAATTAGTAGTGCTTGTTAATGTAATAGTGGTGTCTGTTGTTGTAATCGCTCCATTTAAAGTAGTTTGAAGTTGTAGTGCATCAACCGAAACTCCACCTACAGGAGATTTAACATCAGTAAATCTAATTTGATCATCAACTTGTAATCCACTATTAAAAAAAGAAACTGTTAATGTTGTATTAGATGCAGTTGTAAAAGGATCATTAGGTAATATGTCATCTGTTGGTGGTTCAACTCTAGCAGGTCTTACAAAATTTAAAGCTTGTGGATCAGCTGTAAAAGGTCTTGGTTGAAGTTGAGGCTGTTTTTTTTCAAACTCAGAAGTATGAACCCACGCACCATTCCATTCTCTAACCATTTCAGTGTATGGAAATGCGAGTCCTGATCTATCAGATATTGATAAAGCAAATCTTCCTTGTGCAAACTTAGCCATAATTAACTCGCAGTTGGGTAATAAGTTTTAGGAGAAATGAAAGCACTTGTTGGTGACCCATCTTCCGCAAGAGCTCTTGATAATTCATCCTCATATAATAATTTTAATTGTTGCACTCTATCAAGTGCCCACTTTTGTGCTAAGTAATATGCTAAACCTGAAACCATACATGGTACAAATCTATTTGGTATATCACCAACATTGTCATAAGCACCCGCATCTGTAATTCTTTTTACAAAGTTAATATAAATATAATTACCTGCTGCTGAAGAATCAGGAGTTTGGTATAATGTCATTGTAGTTTTATCAATAAATCTTTGAACCCAAAATTGTGATGGAGTTCCTAACGCAGTTTTATTAGAAAAAGCTGTATAGGTTGATCTGTCAACTTTTGTTAATGGTGAATCTGATTGACTTGTGTTGTTGTAATTTTGTCTATAACTAGCTTCTAAAATATCTGCTAATCCATATGTAGATGTTGTGCTAGTTCCACCTGCTGTGGTTGAACTTGCTCCATCTGCTGTTGATCTATAAAAAGTATATTCAGATTGCCCTTGAACTAATAATACATTTGTATTTCCTACTTCCCAATAATGAATACCTCTGTTTCCCCACTCTTGAAATAAAATATTTAAAGATCTTCTAGCAGTTTTTAATTGATAACCTGTAATACCTTGAACACCACATCTTTCATACGCATCTTCAATTACTTCATCGATTGTAAATGTAGATTCAAAAGTTGCTTGGTTTGAAATAGATCCTGCTGCAGGAGTAAAAGCTGTTGCTCCCATTCCAGCGTGTGCTGTGCAGTAGTAGTATAAAGTTGGAGCATATGTTGCAACCACGATTGTAGTTTTGCCATCTGTTCCAGGAGTTCCTGTAACCGTTACTCCAGTTGTATATGGTGCGGCTGGTGAATTATTTGCACTTGTTGAAAATGCTAAATAGTGTGTAGCATTTGTGCTGTCTGATTGATCAAAGATATATGTATTACCTTCAATTAAATTAAGATCAGGACTCACGGCACCATTAATATAGAACTTATTACCTGTTCCATATTGGTTAGTCCCTGAAGCTACAGTGACTGTATAAGTAATAGTAGCCATTCGACTACGCTCCTGTGATCGTTACCGTAACGCTTCCGCTTGCTCCAGCTAGATTAAATACAATTCCATCTTTAAACAGAATACCTGAACCAGGGACATATACTTCTAATCCTTCAGTTCCATATTTATAAGTAGCTATTAAATTACCTGCAGCCGCAGCGCCTGCTGTTGCACAGTCATGTAATTTTAAAACTGAACTTGCTATTCCTTTACCTTGAATAGAAGTTATTCTAGCTCTACCTGCTCTAGATAAAGTATCAGAACCTATGGTATCCATAAGTAAGGTTGTTTGATCACTTGAATACGATGTTGCCATTTTTTCTCCTTAAAATTAATATGTGGGGCCGAAGCCCCACACTAATTATTTATTATCTTTGTAATATAGTCTGAACCCAATCTGTCGCTAAATGATTAGCGTTTGTGCCCTTACTTTCAGTAAAGATTTTAAGTTCCAATGCAATATCATCAGGAACAGTTGTAGCAGCTTGTGTGCCAACTTTTTTACCATCTAAGTATAACTTAAATTGATTTGAAGTTTGACCTAGTTCAGTTCCTGCAGGCATAAAATGAAAACCTAATCTAACTGAATTAGTTGGGATTGCTTGTACTGTAGCTGTTTGAGTTGGAACAGTAGAGTCTTGGAAAGTATAAGTACTTCCACCAGAACTATCTGTCATATCAAAAGATACACCAGCACCATTTTTTCTTGATAAGAATTGAATGCTAGTTGTGTCTTCTAAGTGAGAGAAACCAATACAATCTGTTGGTACAGTTGCTGGATCAACAAATCCATTATCAGCAAAGCCAACAAAGATATTGTAGTCACTAACATCAGTAACAGCAATTCTAGTTTCATACCACCATTGCTTTCCTGAGTTGTATTGAAATACTTCTTTACTAGATAGACCATTTACTTCGCCACCTGCTGGAGCATTGTCTCCAATTCTTAACCAGCCGCCTGCGTATTCTGGTAAAAAAAACTCAGAACCACCGGCAGTTGTGATATCCCAATCTTCATCATTAAAAGTTATCCAATCATTTTGATATGCTTGTTCTTGATTGTAACCTCCAGTGATAAGTGGTTGTTTAATACCACTAAATAGGGAAGTATCTCCGTCTTTTCCTCTTACGTTTGTTACTCCGTTTGAAAAGTGTGTTGTCATATAATCAGCGCCTCCTTAGCGCCAGTCATTCTCACTAAGAAGAGAATAACCAATTTATGATTTATTTATCTTAGTGTGCTATTTATACAACAGATTTATATTGAGTGCAAGAGAGCCTTATAATGAATGTACGTTTTCAACGATGTAGCTTTTTTTAAGTAGCTACTGAAACTTGTGGAGCCGAATTAGCGATTGCATTTTCTCTTGTAGCAATCTTAGCTTCTTCAAGCTTTATCTCAGTGATGACTTCTCTAATTTTGTCATCAATTCTGACCATATCAAGAGTATATTTACTATGCTTATTAAACTCTTGTTGCCAGCTCAACTCCAAGGACGTTTTTTGTTTGTAAAGGTTTTGTATCATTTACAACTTCCTCGTATGTTAACCATGTTCTCCTCTGATCATAAAAATCAGATTTGTCCCATTTTATATCATTTTTTCCTAGTTTGTCAATGATAGAATCTTCTAGGGGTTTACCCTCTTCAGACGCTTGAATAGTAAAATCTGCCCAATATCCATATGCTCTGATTTTGATTCTGAAGTTTTTCATGGTTTTTTCTTTCTATTTAAACAATGAGGCGGGATTGTGTCCCGCCTCAAAATTTTTAATTATTAAGCACCTGGTGATGCAAAGATACCTCTAGGGTCTGATACGCCAAATACGTATCTTTCTCTAGCTTTGTATCTAACATTGCCAGTATCGAAGTCGCCTTCCATTTTTGTAGTTAATGGAGCTCTTTCGAAATGTTTCATACCATTTGGCACGTCTGTGATTAGATAGAACGCATCTGTGTCTGTTAGGTAGTGATTGATGGAGTATCCTCCAGGAATCATTCCCATGTTTCTTAGTGCGTTGATATCGTTATCAGCAGTTCCAACTCTACCAGCAGAATTCATAAGTCTGTCGGCAGTAAATTGAAGTGCAGATGGCACGATCATTCTTGTAGCTTTCGCTGCGATTTTTAAACCTCTTTCATCAGTAAGCGCAGCAATGTCAATCATCGCTTGCTCTAATGA